ATATGGGTAGTCTGGAGCGTTTTGGAGAGAATTGCCTAGGGGTAGGCTATAGAATCGAAGCTGGCATAGCCCAGAATAATGGTTTAAATGGCATGTAAATAGGGGGGTAACATGGCAACAGAACTAGAAATCTACAACAAGGCCAATAGGGTGGTTAATCTCATTGACATTGCTTATTCGCAAAATACGCTAAACACTAGCAAGGTGTCCAGAATCTCTCGTTTGTTGGGTGAGATTGAGTACACCATATTAGGTGATAGACGGGGAGGTAAATAAATTGTCGTGCCGTTGGTGTGGTTTAGCAAGAAAGTGTGTGTGCCCCGATTCATTTCAAGGGGATAAGATGGTTAATAAGAATGGAAGCTCTGTTCCGAGACTTCACAGGGTTAAGACAAAGCTTGATAATAGTTGCCACATGCACAAAAACAAAAAGGTAAGCTCTTGGGCGAAATTGGGAAAGCTAGAAAAAGTTGATATTGCCCTGGCGAACTTCTCACAGAAAACGTTAGATGAAATAGAAAGGGTGAAACATGAGTCAAAATCATAACATTGGTGAGTGGTGGGAAGACCTAGCGCATGAAGACCAGTTATCTATCCTGGGTGAATGGGCTGAAAAGTTCCCTGGGAAGTTTGATGATTCCTGGGCGCAATTTGAAGAAGATGTGTTGATGCCCTCAGCCTACTACCCAAAGAATGCATGGACGATGGACGCCGAGCGCCAAGAGGTATTCATCAAGTACCTAATTGAAACTGGTAGTCCGTTCGTGGCATTCTTAGAGGGGAGATATGCGGATGCTATGGAGCCTGGGTGGGACGCAAATTCAAATGAATAAGATTCCAACTTGCCCACAATGTAAAAAGAATCCAGTATGTTTTTCTAGAAGCCGGTGGATGAGTAAGTGTAAAAAGTGTCTGGAGTATCAAAGAGTAGCTAGTGCAAATTATAGAATTAAGAATAAGGAGTAGCTATGGAGAAATCACTATGCGGAAAAGAAGTTAGCAATCCAAATATAGGCAAGCAAAAGTGTGGGCTTAAAAAGAATCATGATTGTGTCTGCGAGTATGTTCCAGAGAAATCACAGAGTAAACAGGAAGGGCTGATGGATTTTATCGGTACGCACGAAACAACCTCAAAGCCCGCTTGTGTCCAACACGAAGACAGTGGCTTTCGTTGCCTTGTGTTGCACCCTGACCACATTCAATGCAAGCAGTGTTCAAAATGTTATGTGTGGTACAGATGACCCCAACTCCCCCCAAAGTGTTTTGTGATTATGGGGCTGTGATATGACACCTCAAAAACAGCGTTGCGTGGTGTGTCTTCAGACGTTTGAAAAAACTGAAGGAAATTCAGTCGTTTGTAAGCCTTGTTTGCTCAATTTCATCAATTCCAAAAACCCAGAGGTATCGGAGATTTAAATTCGGTGTGGGGGGTATTATATACCCCACCCGATACCTCGTGTTCCGATACCCCCCCTGTGGACAAGTCATAAGTGCTTGAAATCATTGATAGTCATCATTTGTTTTTGCCTGTGGATAAAGGTATCGGGAATTTAGGGGGTACCAAAAAGCGATACCTGCTCCGATACCTCAAACCCGATGCCTCAAAGTACCCATTTTTCGGTAAAAAACAGCATGGTTGGCTTACCAATTCCTGTGACAGTTTTGATGCCACTTTTGAATGGTTCTTGACCCAAAATTATCTCTTTTAGGGATGATGGGGAAACGCCATGACACAGGCTGTTTTTAAGCACCATGCCAAAGGTGAATTGGCGGTGGGTGTGCTTGATAGCCAGCACTGCCGCCAGTACCTTATCAAAGTTCTTTACCCCTGATTCTGTAGCTTTGCCCCAGAGAGAGTAGGTGAAGCTGTCATAGTTAAGGTGGAGATTCTCAAGGACGTTCCCATGGGATGACTTAGTAGACTGCATATTTACACCACCATGTTCCTCATTTCTGGATAAATGTACCCCACTTGTGCAAAAGGCTTTGAAGGCTTGGGAGCCGTAGAACGGGTCAACTTTGCCCTTGTTTTTCTTGCTCACAGCCTGTTTTACAGTGTGGTTGGTTAGCTCGATAGCACAGTTGGAGTTGGTTTGAATAATGTTAGCAACCCTTGTGATTGCCTTGGCAAACTTCTCCTCTTTAATTTCACCCGAAACCATAGAGATTATTGGGTCAAAGAATACTATAATATCCATCCCGAGCTTATTGATGCGCTCCAAATCGTAACTAACTTCATCAGTGAAGTGCTGAGCTTGCTTGGTGTCATAAACATCATAGCCTATGAAGTCAGGCTTGATGATGATGTTATCCCAGTTTGGCTCTATGACAGCTGACAGCGCTCGGAGCCTTTGGGCTATTTCATAGGCACCACGCTCAAATGGTATGTAGTAACAAAACACAGGTTTAGGGGTATGGAAGAAGTTGAAGACTGGGAGTCCAGCCGAGAAGTCTCTAATCATATTGGCATTGTAGGTTGATTTACCTACACCTGGGTCACCTGAACGCATGGTTATTGACTTGCGGTAAACGAAGTTTTCAGCCAGAGGGGTAATATTTGTTTGTTCCTCGAAAACAAACTTTCGGAGAGCATCTCCTGTTAGAAGAGTTGGACTCAGAGATTTTATTTTCTCAATTTCCAACATAATCATTCCCAAATATTTCAGCGTACAGAAAGAAATTCTTTTGTTTTAAATCTCCATAAAAAAAGTAAGTAGTATAATCTTTGTTGTATTCCTGCGAATGATTTTCGTATTCATTAATTCCTTTGACCTTGAATACTTCTTTTCCAAAATCAATATAAAAAGGAATCTTAGTTGCTTTTAATATATAGTGTCTAGGTTTTTTGAAAACAAATGAATGAGATGGTTTCCCATTCCATAGTTTTTCTTTTATTCTTAAACGGTCATAAAATTCCTGTCCATCAAATATCCAAGTCATGTCTCCATAGAATTGTTCACGCTCTTGAACGACTTCCACAGGAAGATTTGAGTGCTGGATTTCAATTACTTTTCCACTAGATAATTTGATATCGGCAATATGTCTACCAATGATAATTTCCCTCATTGATTCAGGCACCTTAGCCTGCCAATCCAAGTGCCATTGGGTAGTTGGTTCCCAGTTGGCATCACATTCTGCTATTGATTTATGCGCCCAATGCCATATTTTTATTGAACCACATTTTGCTGTTATTACTGATTTACAAGCGGGACATTCTGAACTAGCGTTTGGGGTGGGTTTGTTGCGGTTTATATCAAATTGCATAAAACTCCTTTGGTTTATTATAGGTGAAAGTACCCGATAGAATAACAATTTGGAAAGTCCAAGTCAATAGAATAAAAAAGATAGGAAAATAAATCCAAAGAATTTCCTTGACATCCATAGGTGCATGAATTATACTTTCAATCACGAAGGAGAAATAAAAATGAGTGATAATATTACATACACGTTTGACATGAGTTCTAAAACTCATTCTCAGCTTAAAGACTTGGCTGATGAAGGGCACAGGACTCTTGCTGGACAAATTAGAATGATTCTTGAAGAATACTTGGAGAAGCAAAAATGAAAGACTTAAGAGAGTTGAAGATAAGTACGATTAAAGGCTTCATCACAGACTTCGCCTGGGAGTATAAGACCTATCTCCCTAGTGGGGTGAATTATGGTAGGACGTTTCCTACCCATGCTTGGGCAGAACAGTTGATGCAGGATTTGGAACAACGTGACATGGATGATATGAATGAGTTCATGGAACTTAACGTAAGTACACAGCCAAATGTACGATAACAGTCAATTACAAGCATATAAGGACTGTCCAGAAAGGTATAGGCTTAAGTATGTCGAGAAACTTAGGAAAAGAGAAGAAGGTGAGGAATCGCACGACAGAAACTTCGGAAGCGCTATACACTCGGGCTTGGAAGCGCTTTATAAAGGAAAGTCTCAAGAAGAAAGTCATGAACAGTTTAAATTGGCATACCCAGAACAACTCAATACCGAAGATATGGCGAAAACCCAGGAGAATGGATTACTCTTGCTCAGTTCCTACGCCAAGCACTATAAAGAAGAAGACAAAAAGTGGGAAATTGTCTCAGTTGAAGTCAAGGACACGTTCCAAATAGCGGAAGGCGTAGACTTCACGGTAAAGATTGATTTGGTTGTAAAGCAACAAGGGTGCATATACTTTGTAGACCATAAGACCACGGGGAAGACGTTCAACTGGACTTACTGGAGCAGATTTGAGCCAAACCCACAGATTACAGCCTATACCGCATACTGTCAAGCAAAGTATGGTGAATGTAGCGGTGGGATAATTAACGGTATCAAACTTGGATTTAGAACACGAGCCTACAAAGGTGAACCAGCTGGCTTCCACTATGAGTTTCAAAGACAATTATTTAATCGTAACCAAGACCAGATTAAGGCGTGGAAGCAAGATACCTTAAACTGGATAAAAAGTTTAGAGAAGTCCAAGAAGGACTCTAATGTGTGGATGAAAAACGAAGGTCAATGTGGGTACTGTGAATATAAGGCAATTTGTATATCGTGTAATGATGAGCAGATAATAGAACAACTGTATGAAGTCCATAATCCAGAGGAGTATTTAAATGATAACAGCGGAAGAAATCAAATCAGGGAAGTCCAAGCAAACACTTAAGATATTGTCCAATGGTGGGGCAGGAACAGGCAAAACCTATCTTGGGTTTACATTTCCAAAAATTGCATACCTTGGCACAGAGCCAAATGGCTTAGATACAGCTAGAGCCAATATTAACCTCTTAGATAACCTTGTATGGGCAGACGAGTTTATACCCTCAGTTAGCGAGGACATCAAATTAACCTTTGACCGCATGGAGAAAGCCATTGAGCAAGCACATAAAGACCAGGCAGAGGGTAAGGTTGAGACATTGTTCCTCGACAACTTCACATATCTTTCAGAGAATAGGTGGATTTACATTAATAAACTTGAGCCAGTTCGCTCGTCTAATGGGAGTTTAGATACCAGAGGTATGTACGGTATCTTATCACGATGGTTATACAATTTCACTCTTACCAGACTCCTATCATTCAAGGGGAATGTAGTTGTCTCTTGTCATGAACAAACCGAGGGGGATGAGGCTATGGAGAATAAGACGGATAAGTCTATGACCATTGCGCCTTCCATATTGGGGGGCTTCAGGGACAAGGTAGCGGGTATGTTTTCAGCCTCAATCTACTTAGATAAAAAGCGCATAAGTGATAACAAGTATCAGTATCTAGCCCGTTGCCAAAAGGGAGCCAATAGGGATGCCAAGAATAGGTATAACCTCCCAGAGATAGTGGAGAATGTCAGCTACAAAGCCATTTTTGATTCAATTGGAAAAGGATTAACACAGGTCAAATAGACCTACAACGTAAACAAAGGAGAGTGCAATGAGTAATGTACCGTTTGATGTGACTGATAACTATGATGTTGCTGATTTGACAGATGTGAAGCAGGAGCAAAGTATTCTTCCTGTTACCAAAGGGCTTAAGGTTAGGATTACTAAGGCCGCTACGCAGACAAATAAAGCCAAGGACATTTACAGTTTAAAACTAGAGTTACGAATTGTAGATGGAATCCTGAATGTGGAGTCTGGTTTACACCAGTATGTGAATAAGCCATTGTTCACGGGGATTATGGATTTGGTGTATGGAGCCAAGGACAGTCAGACTAGGGACAAAGAAGGTAAGCATTGGTGGAAGACCAATCAGCACCTTGTGGAGTTTAAGAATTTCTGCAAGGCGTTAGATATTCCCCTATCTGGAATTAAGGTAAACGATGAGTTTCTAGCCGAGTTGGTTGGTAAAGAACTGTTAGTTGATGTGACCCATGAGGCACAAACTTCCATTGACCAGGCTACAGGAGATAAAGTTAAGACAGGTGAGTTTAGAGAGAAATTGAAAGGTTGGAAGAAGGCTTAACTTGGAAACGGAACATGGGGTGCGTGATTTCATTAGGTTCACTATCCCCATGATTCCACCAAGTGTCAATGCCTTATACAACGTAATATTTAGCTTGAAGAAAGTCGAACTTAAGCCTGAAGTTAGGTTATGGAAGTCCCAGGCTAAGCAGTTTGTACCGACATGGAAGCCAAAAGGAGAGTCAAAGAGTGGGTGGTTATACTTCAAGGCAGATGTGTACACCCAAGTCTACTTTAAGAATGGCAAGGTACGCAAATTAGACTTGCAGAATCTTGAGAAGTGCTTGATAGATACGGTGTGTGAGAAGCTTGGAATTGGGGACGAGTTTATATTTGAGAAGTATGCCAGGAAGCTTGATTGTGACAAAGACAGGATTGATATTGAGATAGGATTCATAGACTAAAATGCCTAACCCCACAGTAGATTCAATTTTAAGAAGTGGTAACTTTAGTTTGTTCTATCACGATAACGGCTATTGCACTTTGCACCCAGGCAAGATTGATTACGACGAATCAGATAGTGCGCCAACTATTAAAGAGTTCGATGGTAATTCAAATGGATATACTCCAGACATTGTTGAAGCTCTAGTTAAAGCTCTCGGTGGAAAAGTCGATTCAATATGAAAACTAAAGAGGTGTGGGGTGGGTGAGATGAAGTATCCAGACTTTAAAATTCTAACTGATGCAATGGAAAGACTTGAGCCTGGTGCTGGGTATAGGGGCGGAAGTATGCAATATAAACATGTGGCAGATTTTGAAAAAATCAGACCAGAAGAAGGAGTAATCTATCACGCTACAAACTATTTAGACTCTCAGTATGCCGGAGAACAAGTTAAGTTTATAGTGATAATGCTTGGAAGAAAAACACCGAAGAAATTAAACCCACACACAAATAAGGGAGGGGCCGTTGAGTAAAGAACTTTGGAAATTGGTGGCAGTGATAACATTGGCAGTTATTGTTGTGGCCTATGGGCCAATCGCTTGCATTTGGGCATTTAATACTTTATTCGGAACAACAATACCTTTTACTTTTAAAACATGGCTGGCTTCTTTAATTTTGTCAGCAACAGTTTACGGTAAGACGAAATAGCTCTTTAACAACTTTGGCTGTGGCGTACCGACTAAGTCGTGAGCCGTAGATAGAACTCATGGACCGATGCTCTATCGTGTTGTTGCCGAATCCATGACAGCCAAAAAGTTCCGACAAGCGTGGGGCGTAGTGGATAAAAACATGACGGATGATCAGAGTGCATACGGTAAGACGCATTTAATAGGCGTAATCATGTTCCATGAGAACACGTTTCCAACTGATACCCTTACCTGGCGGTTGGATAGGAAACAATTTATGGGAGCCTTAATGTTGAGGTTGCCGAGGAAGGGGAAGAAATGAGTGAAATGAATGATGGTGGTCAAGCTTTTCCAGGTCAAACATATTTGGGGATGACGCTCCGTGATTACTTTGCGGCGAAGGCTATGGCAACATTTCCGTTTAGCTTGTATGAACACGACACGGATGAAGCGATTTCTAAAGCGTCTTACAGATTGGCAGATGCCATGCTAAAAGCCCGTGAGGAGATTAAATGAAGAAGAAGTCATTTAAGAAACTCCTAAAGAGTATTGACCAGGCGAGGGAGATGACCCCCAAGAGAAAGTCTAAGGTGTGTAGGGTGGATAGTGGAACCAAAATAAGAAAATGTAAGTGTGGCTATTTGATTAAGACTTACCACATCCCCACCCCTAGGAAAAGGAGGGAGAGGTGAGCGCAACTGATTTTTATAACTGTTGGTGTGGTTGGATAGGGCATGGTCAAGTTTGTCCAACGCATCATTATTGTCGCAGGAAAGAAGATGAAGGCGATTGTTCGAGTTCCCATACAACGGATAATAAATGAACCCTAACGAGCCAGCTATGGGAGTGAGGGCAGATTTCGAGAAAGCTCTGTTAGAATTTGGAGATTACGATAAATACCCAGAAAGAATAGACGATGTTCATGCCTATGCTTTATTGGGAGCTAAATGGGCTTTCGAGAGGTGTTCTGAAATAACCACTCAAGAACTTAGAAAAGCCCAAGGAGTTGCTTATGAAAACGCTTGCATTATTATAAAGAGTGAGATTCTACGACTCGCACAAGAACTTCAATCTTAAACTATGGGAGGGTGATATGCCTGATATAGCAATGTGTCAAGACCATGATTGTCCATCATCAAAGATGTGTTATAGGCATCAAGCGTGGCCGAATGGATATGCTCAGTCTTATGGGGAATTTGATAGAAAAGGAAAAGATAAGTGTGAGCAATTTTGGAGATTAAAAAATGACAAATAAAGAAAAACACATAAAACCATTTGATTTTACACAAACTTCAAAAACAGGAGAAAAGCTCTGGAAGCGAGTAACTGAAAACCCAGGCCCAGGTCAAATAAGTTATGTTTTTCCAATAAACGATAAAGAGCCTCACGGAATTAAAGATAAGTATTGTAAATGTTGTCCGAAGATTATCTGGGAGAGAGATTACAGTATTATTATTCACGAAGCTTTTGATAAAAGATGACCCTATTAAACTATGGGAGGGTGTGTGAGCGTAACAATAAATAGAAGAACTAAAATTGATTGGAGTAAGCACGAAGTGACTACTAGTCAAGAGGGCAACGCTTTGATTCACATTATTAAACAGCCTAATACCTGTGTTCGTGCGGTTTATTTCTACAACATCGGTGGAATCCTTGCTGTAACTGGTGACTTTGGAAACTGGATTTTCTGTCGGGAATTTCATCCATCTAAAGACGGTTTCGTTAGTGACCATTATTGGTGCGAGAAAGCCAGGATAAGCTCTAGCCAAGAAACTCATAAATTCTGCTCGGACTCCACAAGAAAAGAAATAGAAAGTTTGATTGCAAATGCTTGTGAGGACGAACCTATAACAGAAGAAGAGTTGGAATATTTGAATGACCTTCTCGACTATGTTGATGACAGCTACGAGCGATACATGGTCTACGCTTATGATAATCAAGTTGGGCGGTTTGACTTTGAAAATATCCCTTGTGTGAAAAAAATTAATCCGTGGCTTGATTGTATATTTGATGCTTTTGATGAAATTTGCAGAAGGATGAACCCATGACCCTCCCCTCCACACCCAAAGGTAAGAGGAAGCAGGCTAGATTCGCAGAAGCAATTTTAATGTTGCGAGTTTTCGATAGATGTATTGACAGTCGAATGATTCCACACAGAGACTCACCATCTCATAAACGTTTGTTGAAAATAATAAGATTCTTTGGGAGGAAACCTTGAATCAGCCAAATGAGGGGATAGCCAAAGACCTGGATGCTTTTTTAGCAAGGTATGGAGGTAAAATCCCAAAGTGGTTTGATGCAAGTCCAATGGCATGGCTTACTGTTTCAGAAGATGTCGCATATCTAATGCACATTTTCAAAGAAGCCCTATGCCAGAAAGACAAAGACATCCGAGCCAAGATTGAGGAGCTAAAGAAAGGAATAGTTCGCTACCCACACCAAGTCTTAATCCCAGAGTCATTATTTCTAGCACAGAAAGAAAAGATTGAACCCCAAGGGGAGAAGATAAGAGGGCTTGAGAATAATTTTTCATCTGCACAAGATTTGCTTGAAATCGCCTCAATGTATCAGACGAAATTAAAGAATCAAATTGAATCCCAAGCTCGGAAGATTGAGGGGATGAGGAAAGCCTTGAAAGAGATACAAGAAATGTTTGACGGTGAAGCTGATATTGATATTAATGGTGGTCCAAATCGATCTATGGAAATCGATGGAATTATTGACACAGCACTTGGGCAGAGTGAGGGGGAGAGATGAACCTTAAGTCTCTAATCAACACTTATCCAGATTTTCCTAAGAAAGGGGTACAGTTTAAGGACGTTACTCCGATATTGTCTGATTCAAGAGCTTACTCAAAAGTTATATTTGAATCTGTCAAGTTTCTTAGTAAATGGTATCCATTTGATTTCATAGCAGGAATTGAATCTCGGGGATTTTGGTTTGCGTGTCCAATAGCACACTATATTAGTGCTAGGTTTATTCCAATCAGAAAACCAAAGAAGCTTCCAGGTCATGTAATTAGTAGAACCTACACCTCTGAGTACAAGTCAGATTCTTTGGAGATGCAACTTGGTAATTATGCTAAGTGCAAGTTCGTGATAGTAGATGATATCTTAGCTACAGGAGAAACTGCGTTAGCGACTATTAAGTTGATTGAATCTTGCCGAGGTGTGGTCGCAGGCTTACTTTTCGTAGGAGAGATTTCAAAGTTAAAAGGTAGGAAGAAACTTGAAGGATACAATGTCCAGTCACTCATTAAACTCTAAGATAGGCATAATCATTCCCTCAAAGTTCGAGTCAGAGATGATTAAGATTCCTCATCATGTATCGGGGATGGGGAAGATTCGAGCCACTTGTGCGGTGTATGATTTGGTGGCTAAAGGTTACACCGAAATATTATTGGCTGGATTTTGCGGTGGGCTTTTAGGATGCCATGTAGGGGATATAATTATTCCAAAGCTTTTCGTAGAAGGAGATTACATTACAGAACCTTTAGAAAAATATCCAAATCAAATACAAATATCAGATTTTGGAGATATTATGGTAAGCCAGGATAGATTTCTTAAAGAACAAACATACGAGAATTTTTTACCAGGAAAAAATGCTGTAGATATGGAATCCTACGCCGTAGCCTACACATGTTTAAAACTAGGAATTAAATTTAACGTGGTTAAGATTGTCTCAGACATTGTAGGAGAAAACTCCGAGAAGGACTTTCTGGAATCGTGTAAGACCTTAGCCCATAAACTTGAGGAAGTTATTAATGAGATACTTATTTCCTATTAGTCCTTGGAACCAATATGCCAAATAAAGATATAATCAAAAGAAGAGAATATAACAAAATTTATCATAGACTCCATAAGGATAAAGACAGGGCATATTACATTAAAAACAGGAAAAAAATTCTAGCTAAAAAAAAGAAATATGCCATTAAATATGGGTATAAAATTAAAGTCTATAGAAATAAAATAAAATTAAAATACCCATGGAGGTCAAGTTTTCTTAATGCTAAGAATAGATGTAATAATAAAAATGGTCAAAACTATAATACTTACGGGCAAAGAGGAATTAAATTTTTACTAACTTTTAAAGAAGTCGAAATTATGTGGAATAGAGATAAGGCATTTTCAATGAGTAGACCAAGTTTAGATAGAATCAATAATGATGGAAATTACGAGTTCAGTAATTGTAGATTTATAGAGATGAGTGAAAATGCAACAAAAGGAAATTATGAAACTAGGTGGAAAAAGTGAGGATTCTTTTTAAGGATAGTCCTTACCATTCCCAGAGGCAATATGAAAAAAAAGTTTGGATTTTTCCTGCTCATTTGGCAATGTACTGCACGTACCTTAGAAACCAAGGACACGATGTCGTATGGTTTGGAGATGACGATGGAAGCTTTGATAAGATAATTGATTCAGACTTACAGATACCAATAGAGTACGAAAAACTTCCTATCCCAGATAGGATATTTACTAATTCTATGAACCCAAAATATCTTTCTTATGGCAACTACAAGAAAAAAAAGGGTACGCATTATTTATCCTCAAACCTTTGCTGGTGGGCGGGAGAACGTGGATGCCGATTTTGTGTAGATTCTAAACGAATTATGGATGGTGAACATCGTGGAGTTCGCACTACTGACCATGTTATTAGTGAGATAGAAGATTGTGTGCGAATCAAACACGATGAAGCCTTTGACGATGCTGGAACAATCCCAATAAATGACTGGCTTCACGATTTTTGCCATCAGATGACTAAG